ATGGAAAACGTCGTTCAGGACGTTAAAGCCGTTCAAACGCGTGAACTCATGGTGCATAAAGTCAGTGGCTTGCTCTGCGTTTTTAACGTCCTCCGGGCCTTTCGGCACAAATTCAACAGGTCTTGCGGTGCTTAAAAATACGCGCATTAGACTGGGCTTTGTCGCCCGAACAATGTCACGCACCTTCGTTGACACAACTTTGCTGCGCCCGTCTTCGTGCGTCAGGTTTACCTCGCCATCGTAATAGCGCTGGGCCTTAATTCGGCCCTCAGAGATTTCGCTTTCAACAAAGTCCACCGCGCCGCCAATGGCAGATTGAACAATGTTTTCAATTTCTACGCGTGTCTTGGCTTTCAGGTCCATCGTCGATCCTTGTATTTCGGCCACAGTATCATTTTTGCAGCACTGTTGTAAAGATGTCGCTTACTGAGCGTTCGCAGCCTGCCCAGCCTTGCCGATAGAGCCACCACCGATGGCAAGCGTCACCTGCCTCGCCACAAATTCGCGCTGCGGCCCTGTTATGCGCTGGCCCTCCATCGCCTTTTTTATGTAATCAAGCGCCGCGACTGCACTCTTCCCCCTTCGGTCGGTTAAGGCCCGCGCAATTTCCTCAAATACGAGTTGACGCTGATCAGCATCAAAGTCGGCGGTTTGCCCAGTGACAATCTGAATGACCTCTTGTGTGGTGTTCACAGGCTTGCCTCGCAGTGCGGATGCAAGTGGACCAGTGCCCGACAGTGCGTCTACGTCGTCGCTTATTGCTCTGCGTATTGCCGTCTTGCTGTTGATGTTAAGCGCTGAACGGACAAGCGCCGTCTGTGAAGCCTCGTCAAGCTCTTTGAGCAATGCTGGGGCCTCGTCACCCAATATCTGCTTAATTTTACCCCGTGCGTTGTCAGACGAAACCATGCGCACAAATTCGTCAATTTGACGCGCCGCAATGTCTGGGTCACTTGGCACGGCACGCACGTTGCCAAGTTTTGTGCGGATGGCCGACCTCATGCCTTGTTTTGCCGCTTCAATCTGTGCGTCACTTGGATCAAGTCCCAATTCTTCTATGACGTCCTCTATCTCGGTTTTCGGCTTCAAGGCATCACGGCCTAGTTTGAACGCGTTTTGCTCTCTAATTGTTTCACCGCCGAGCTGCACAGCATCATCGTAAACGCGGCGGCCCGTGTCTGGGTCAACAACGGCGTCTCCGATTGCTGCACGCAAATCTCGCGCAAGCATCCCAAAGCGCAAACTGGCCGCAGTCTGCTTGCCAAACTCACCGCGTGCGTTTTCTGAAAGTGTGTTTAGGCTGCGCTTTAGGTAGTCAAGCTGCTGCACGTTTGGCGGGTTTGTGAATACAACCTCACCGCTGTCAGATATGCTTGCCATAACCTGCTGGTTCGTCAGGCTATTCGCCCGCATGTCCGCATTGGCTTCCTCAATAGCGTCCATTAGGACTTTAGGTTGAATCCTACTTATTACGCCATCAATGTTGCGGCCCGTTGCGGACGCATAGTCGATGGCTGTGCTATATGCCGCCCCATACGCCTCTTTCCGCGCCTCGCGGGTTTTTGCTGCGATGGCTTTTACCGCGCTGGCTGGACCTAACGAGTCGGCTCCCAAAACGCTATTCAAACCTGCATCAAGCTGCGCCACGCTATCCGTTGCGCGTCGATTGATGGCGTTGCCTATGGTGGTTGAAGCCTCACCACCTGCGGCCATTGCGCCATCTGCTAGTGCCTGTGCTGCGTTGCCCGCATCCACAAGCATACCTTGGTCGCCTGCGCGGGTTACGTTTGCAATCGCCGCGTCCATATCGCCGCCACGCTCAAACGTCTTTTTGATTACGTTGGCCGCACCTTTTGATATATTCAGGAATGAGGCTATTTTAAGAACGTCGTTCTTCTTGACATAGTCCATGATATTCTTGCCGCCGCGTGCCGCTATTGGCATCAGTGGGGAAAGAACGCCGCCACCGATAGCCCCAAAGGCGGCACCGCTCTTGCCCTTTTCAATTCGGCTTTCGGGGTCGGTGCCTTCGCCAGAACCAAACACGCCACCACCAATACCGCCAGCCGTGGCACCTATAGCCGCAGACCGTAAGGCTTGCAGGCCCACGCGCCCAACATTCGGTGCCAACATTCTAGTCGTAGTCGCAGCCGCCTGACCGACTGCGGCAGGGGCGAACGGAGCAGCAGCAAGCGCGGCACCTGTGGTGCCAATGCCGCCCGCCACGTTCGCAGCAATTGACGTCTTTGGATACTGTCGGTTCATTGCCGATGAGGTCGCACGCATCCCCTGCTTAATGTCATCCCCAAAAACTGCCCCAGCAAGCTCGTCCGAACGGGAACCCAATGCAAGACCCGCACCGCGCACGAACTCGTTTGCAATCCCCGCGCCCATCCCAGATTGATCGAGTGTTGTCTTGTCAAAAGACGCCATAGAAGTGTCCGCTGCCGTTGCGCCCTCCATAATTTCTGCGATTTTTTCGGGGTCAGACGTAGCGTAATTGCCATCAGAAAATGACAGCTTCCCGCTGTCGCTGCGGAAAACTTTCCCGCCGTTTGGCGTGTCGGCTATCACAGTCCACGGGCTTTTCGTCGTTTCCATGCCCTTGACGTGATCCATAACAGCACGGTCAACAACGTCATCAGGTGTGTTGGGTGGAAAGATTAGGACTTTACCGCTAGACGTTACGGCTCGCACGTTTTTACCATCAGACATTAGCGTGTAATCCTTTTACCCGTTGCGTCGTGCGTTGGCTGTTCGCCGCCCGTCTCGATACGGCCCTCTCCCATGCCAGCCCCCAATCCGCGTATCTTCTGGATACGGTTCTGCTTTTTCTGCGCGATGACCGCATTGCCATCTCCCGGCTGGGGGAAGTATTGGACGTTTGCGCTATCAAACTCGTTTTTCCCGATTGCCGCCCCACTTTCTTGACGCAGTATCGCGTTGATAAAGTCACGCTTGGCTTGATCGTATTGCTGACCTTCGTCCGTAAGCAGGTAATTCCCCATTGGCAGATTTTCGCCAATAATCTGGCGCAGGCCAGTTCCTTCCATTTCGAACTTATCAAGGATTTCGTTCGAGGATGTAGCACGTCCAAAGAATGCTGTATTCTTGGCCTGCCCATCCGTGAGCTTCGGACTAGCGCCGCCACCCTTGCCGCCTTGCGTTACGATTGTCGTGCCGTCTGGCCTTGTTGTAACGCTAAACCCGCCAGAGGGGCTTGTGTCGTAGAACCTACCCGTCGCCATGTCAATTTGGCCGGATGCCGCTTGATACCGTGCAGCCTCCTCTGGTGTAGCTGCGCGGAATGTTGGGCCGTCCTTCGGACCTGCCAAACGCTTCTGAATAATAGCCGACAACACGCCGCCCGCAGGTAAATTGCCAGCTTCAACCATATCAGCCATATCAGCCATACCGTTTGCGCGTAGGTAATCAATTGTTTTGTTGCGCGACTTCGTTTCTGTGCGCTGGTTTGCCACGTCATTTGTGAATTTCTGCACGCCGGGATTGCTGCCTAAAGCCGCAAACGCTTGACCCATTTTGGCCGCCGTGTCTTTGAAGCTGTCACGCTGGTAAAACCGCTGTCCGGTTTCGCCCTCTGCGCCCTCTTGCATCTTCTGAATACCCATTGAGCCTAGAAGCCCGCGCGGCTGTTGCTGTTGCATTGGTTCTGGCCCTTTCTGTGGTGTGGCAAGAATACCACTCCGTTGCTGTTTTGGCAAGGTCTTGCCAAGCACCTGCATGGTGTCCGCCGCAACGCCTCCGCCCATAGCCGCGTTGAACTTGTTGACGTACTTGCTGCCTGTGGTGCCTAGAATGTCGGACCTACCTGCGCCACCAGACAACGGCTTACCTGTAAACCAAGCCGACGCCGCGTCCTGCGGATTACCGTACTTGTTCACGTAAGAACCAAATTCACCTTGGAAGACTGCGTCCTGCGCCGCCTCATCGCCTAAAAACTGTTGGGGCGTTAGCTCTCTGCCCAAATGCTTCTTTGTCCATGACGGTATATTGAAATCCATGACCTGATAGCGACCATACGCGCGATTACCCTTGCGCGTAGTTGGCCCCATCGCACTATAGCCACCACTTCCAGCGCTTTCGATTGACGCGATAGCGTTAGCCCAGTCAGGATTGAAACCGCCCATAGTTTAAACCCCCGCGCCCATAAGCTCGTCAGACAGCCCGCGATAGTTTACGCGCAGGAACCCGTCGTCAAAGCGCACAACCAAGTGGGGATGTGTCTTTTGCAACTCGTCGGCCATGACACCAACTGTGGGCTGTGACATATCTGCAACTTTCTTGCCAATCTCGTTCCAAGCCCACTTGTAGAAGTTCACGCCGCCGTGGCTTCCGATGCGTTCAACGTCGGTTTTCAGTCGGCTGTCAGATGCAAACAGACCGCCAGCAAGACCGAGGTAATCAAACACGCCCGGATTGTTTTGCGAAGTCGTGGTTGATCCTCCGTTGCTGGGGATCGAACCAATCGCCGCCATAGGTGCGCCGAGCGATTGCATGGGCGCGTTGGCGTACTGCTGGAACTGGTTTTGCGCCGCGTCGATCAACGATTGCTGCATACCTTGCTGCATTAACCCGTCACGCATTTGGTTGTTATTGATGGTCTGGCCAGTGTTGAATGCCTGATTGCCAAGTTGGCCCATTTGAGCCGCCCCGCCCATCTGAATACCTTGCTGGTTCTGTGCCGCGCCAAGTGCCTGATTGAAACCTTGGTTCTGCAATTGGCCGAACGCCTGCGCACCCTGCCGCGCAAAGCCTTCATTGGTTTGTGCCTCCGCAACGCCGTGACGTGATCCACCAAACGCACCTGCTGCGCTTGCAGATGCACCAATGTTATTCATCTGCATTTGGCGCTGACGCTCCATGTCGCGCATGGTGCCGCCCGTCACCATTTCTTGGTACGGATTCATAAACTGGCCAATGTTCGGCCCTTGCATCGCTTGTTGCGTGCCTGTCATCGCTTGCTGCAACCCGGCAGCCGCAGCATTGTTTACGTTAAAATTACCCTGCGGCGCAAGTGGCTGCGTCGGCTGTGCCTGTTGCCCGTTTGCTGAATAGCCCATTTATACGGCCCTCTCTGTTAAATGTGTCATCGAAGAATTCCACCCATATCAAACCCGCCAAAGAACCCGCCGTTAGGCCCATCATTTCCCGCTGACCCGTTAGGATTTGGACCCTGAAAGTCCCTGCCGCCAATCGTGCTTGCACCGGGTCCGCCGCCGTCAAAAATGTCACCGAGCCCGCCAAGGCGTCCGTTGGGGTTCGCCGCGCGGCTTGCATCAAGCATGGCGTCAGATGCCGCTTGACCGGGAGGTGTTACATTCAACATTCGATCATATTCAGACTGCGCCGCGAATGGATCGCCGACACTGCCGTAGTTGCTCGGTGTATACGCAAGCCCACCATCCTGCTTGTCCAAAAACATGCTGTCAATAAAAGCCTGTTGACCCGGATCGCGAACGCCGAACGCTTCCATTGACTGATCGTAAATGGGCGTTGACGAATAGCCGCGAACGCCGTTGGCATATTGCTGCGCCTCGTCCATGCCGCCGCGCTGGATGTTGGCCTGCCCCTGTGGCGCATTCATCCCAAACGCGTTGGCTGTATCCGCTGTGTTTTGAAACGCCGACGATTGCATGGGCGTGAATGCCGCCGATGTTGGGCCGGGATTAACCACGTTACCGATTTGCGCGATCTGGTCCGCCTTGGCCAAGTTGCGCCGCGCTGCGTCTTCAATATACTGCGGGATTTCAACAGATGATGTCTGTGAACCGCCTTTTCCGCCTGACATTATCCAAAATCCTTTATATATGAGGCAAATTGGCGTTTCCAGCCGTGCTTGCCCAATGGTTTATTCCAGCCCATGCGGCCACTCATTGTAAGGGCCACGCAGTCTTGCGATTTCGCCCACTCTATCACGTCGCTGTGCATTTCCATAATCTGTTCTAGTTCACCGCCGCCCAGGAAAACATTCACGACCCGTTTGCGTGGGAAAACCACGATTTCAGTGACAATGCACCCGTGCGGCGCTGGCCATAGCTGCAACGTGCCTTTGGTCAAGCCCGCCTCAACGTCCTCAAACAAGTGCGTGCCGCCGCTATATTCTAGAGCGGCTTCAATCCAAGGTTTGCAGCGTTCCAGCTCGGTCATACTGTTCGCACCGATAGTGTTCCCGAAGTCATGTAAATCTCATATCTGACGTTTGTCGTGTCATCAGTTAGAAATAAACGACCCTCGCCAATCTCAACATCCTGCCCGCGCTTGTGGTTAGCCCGATCCGCCGCTTCAAGCGTTCGATTACGCTCAATCTCATTGACGGAATTGTATGACCCGCGTGGTTGTTGCAGTCTCATCTGCGGCCCCCCTGCACAATATCAAGCCTGTTGACGCCGACGCGCCAGTCGACGCCATTGACCCCTGAAACCCGCACGCGCACCTGCCGACCAGTGAAGCGAAGAGACGTTGGGTTTGACATGGCGTAAGGCCCGTAATCTCGCTCAGTTCCGTTGGGGTAAAACCGTGTCTTAAATGTCACATTAACGTCACCTTGCGTTTGCTCGTCGGGCAACATGCCAACAACCGACGCGACGGCATCGCCCGTAGCAATCATAATTGGGCCGCTCTCTGCGAATGGCACGGCGTCATCATAGTTAAACCCAATTTCGTGTTCGTATATATGCGCGTCAGATGCCTTTGCCCACATTGGCTGCTGAAACACCCCACGGTCAACGCCAGCCGTGCGGTCAATCTCCCCGATAGACCAATGGCCCTCAACGTAGTTGAAGGTCACGTAGCGGTCGTTCTCCGTAGAGGAACCCGACGGGTAGAACCATGTAATCTCTCCGTGTGCGCTATTTGGAACGCCAAAAACCTTGCTAATTTGTGAGCGGTTAATATCATTAAAAACGTAATCAGAAACGTCGCACGGGACGTCTTGCACTGCGCCGCCGCTGTATAGATGGAAAGCGTTCAGCCCCATCCAGTATGCACCTTGATCGACTGACGCGACTGCGCCCTGCGAGATTAGGCCACAAGCTGTGCCGACGCGCTCAATGCCGTAGACAAACGGGGGTCCGATATATGTCGCGGCGTGCGCGTCCATTGTTGTCAGTATTAGCGTCTGGCCCCGCACGTTGATACCAGCAAGCGCCTGCCCGATTGTATCTAGCTCAATGTCGCCAGCCTCGTTTGTCGCCGCTGCGGTCCATGTCGTGTTGTCTTCGCGGTCAGACCATTGGACTTTGCGCGGATTTCCGCCAGCGCCAAGTGACATAAGAAAACGCTCACCAGTGACAACCAAGCCCCTGTTATTTTCTG